CGCCTAGCCTCTATTGGGCAACTGGTGGCGCAAATTTAACGGCGAATGCAACATACGATTTTCTCTATACATGCCTAGGATATTGAATGACCCTGTGGAGGACGCGATGTTAAAATGGTTTGCCATCATTGGCCTGCTAGCAGTTACCCCAGCGATTGCGCAGCAAGCATCAACCGCACCGTCAGATTCTATTATCTCGGCCTACGCGCAGTTGCTCGGCGAGGCCAATAGTCGTGTTGCAGCGCTGTCAGGCCAGATGCAGCAAGCCAACGCGAAGATCGCGGACTTACAGAAGCAGATCGACGCAGCCAAGCCGAAGGCCGAGCCGACGCCGGCCGCGACGGACCCGACGAAATGAAGGCCCTACGCGGCCCGCCGGCGGTAAGATGCTCAAGAAGAAAGGTAAATAACCGTGACCGATGAGGAGCTTCAGATACTCAAAAACATCGCTAGGGACATCGCCCAAATCCGATCGTCCTTGATTCAATCCAACAATGCCGAGGCCGATGCTGAGTCTGAGGTTCCCGAAAAGATTCGCCGATTTGCTATGTACATGCACGACATCCATGACATGCTTAACTTCTACCGCGAAGGCGGCCACGAAGCTCCACCCCATGTCAAAGCAGAAGCTGAGCGATGCGATGACCGCCTTCGCCATTTGTTGGAGGATCTCAACACCGACACCGGCGCATTCGAACGAGTTCGTCAAGAAATGACCCAGCGCTCAGGCAATCGCTGGCCATTGAATCGGCAGTTGCCCAAGACCGGAGAATGAAATGAAACAGGGAACCGCGAATCAACACATTGTCGATGGGGCCAAGGCTGTTGCGCCAAAGTCCAAATCGGTCAGCCTAGCCGCTGTGTCCGACCTTGGTGCGCATCAGGTACGAACCAAATCTGTCAAACTCTACGATGGCCGTGGCTATGAAGCCCCGGTAGCCAGTCGCCAGAACCACCCCCGAGGCAGTCAAGGAAAACACTAGGAGAATTACAATGGATATCAACGCACTACTCACTTTGCTTACACTTTCCGAAAAACTCCAGGGCCATCCTCGGCTGTCTGGCATGAAGACTCTTGTTGATGAACAGATCAACAAGATGCAGATCGACTCTGATGAAGAAGTTAAGCGATTGTATGCTGATCGTAAGGCTTATCAAGACAAGATCGCTGCTGAGCAGGCAGCTATCGTGCAGGGTCAGACCGTAACGCAGCGTGCAGTTGGTGCGCATGAACGTGTCGACCAAGTTGAGTTCGACAAGCAGCAAGCCGAACGTGACGCTGCGACCATCTCCGAAGCGGATAAGTTTGCTGCTGACCAGCCCAAGACTGACGCTGAGGCTCGGGTGTTGGCAGAGCAGAATGTTAATCCCGGCACTGGTCCTCGGGCCATTCCCGCCAGTCCCGCTATTGAACCATTCGCCCCGCCGGAAGGCTCATCGAAGTGGCTTGAGGAACGTAATGCGAACTCGACGTTCAACAACAACCCAGTCCCGGCTCCGTATGCTCCTCAGACTGAGTCCCCACTTATAGGCACTCCCGTCTCGCCCAGCACCACTCCTAACAGCACTCCCACCGGTAGGAGAATCTAATGGCGAAAGATATTCTTTCTGAATATGGCCCCGAGTCCAAACCCGGCGACAAGCGAGCTACCTCTGGCGGTGTTAAGGAAGTTAAGGAACTTCCATATTCGCCGCCAGTGGGTCCCAAGAACAAAACCGACGTTGGCGCTAGCGGTACCAACCACGGTTGTTGTGGAACTCAGGGAAAGCACTAAGCTATGACCACCCTCACGGACATTGCGAATCGCGCACTACAGGTCCCCGGCACACGCACGTCCGTAACTGACGCTGAACTTGCTGGAAATCTAACAAACGAGGCTTTGCAACTAAACCTCTGCATGACCAACATTCGCCGGCGCTTGCTGCGAATGGCACCGTGGAATTGTTCAGTCAAAGCAGCGAATCTAGTCTACATCACCTCATCGCCGGGGACCCCTGAGAATACCTCCGCGCCCACGACCCTGTGGCAGCCCGGACAGCCCGTCCCACCGTGGGCCTATGAATACCAATACCCCGTCGACTGTGTTCGCCCTTGTTGGATGATCCCAGCAACCCAAACCGGATTCGCTGGTGGTGTGCCGATCACCACCGCGGTTACTGGGGGAGCGTCCAGCTTCTGGCAAGGTCCCCCAGTCAAATACAAAGTTCAAACCGACACCTTCTACCCAGTAACGGCCGCCGCTGTTGTCAATGGAGGAACTGGTTATGGAGTCGGCGATCTCATCACCCTCCCAGCTGGACCAACGACCAGTCCTCCCATCGGCGCCCCGGTTCAGTTGCTCGTAGCAATGGTGGCCGGGGGAGTTATTACCTCTGCCACCGTTGTAAATACGGTGTATACTGGGGACACCGCTGGATCGCAGGAGGTTATTGGCGGATCGTACTTTGCACAGCAGAGCAATCCGGTGCCGCAAGGATCAACCTCTGGGTCGGGAGTCGGAGCAACCTTCAATCTAACTTACGGCACTCAGGCCCCGCAGCGAGTGATATTAACCAATCAAGAATACGCTACGCTGGTGTATTGCCAAGATGTTGTTGATCCCAATGTAATGGATGATCTATTCCAAGATGCATACGTGAAGTTGGTTGGGGCAACCATTACCATACCTCTAACCGGCGATAAGAAGCTCGCTAACTTCGCTGTGCAGGAAGCTAATCAAACTATTATGCTAGCACGCCAAGCTGATGGCAATGAAGGGCTTACTATTAATGACATCACCCCTGACTGGATACGAATCCGCGGGGTTGACTTTGCTGAACCCTATAGCGGGCCATTCACTGGGTTTGACTGGGGTGGCATGTGGCCCACATTCGGTTAGGAACTGTCCATGGGTGAGATCGTAGCACAGGCATCCTTCAATAGCGGTGAATGGAGCCCAAACCTATACGCACGTGTAGATCTCCAGAAATATCACTCTGGCGCGGCGTTGTTGGAGAATTTCTACATCGACTACCGGGGTGGTGCTAGCACTCGCCCAGGCACTAGATACATACTTCAAGCTTACAAATCCGCCACCGCGGTTCGATTGATTCCCTTCCAGGCTAGCTTCTCAGTCGGTTACGTCCTCGAGTTTGGGGACCATTACATCCGATTCTACTACCAAGGCTCGCCGATCGTCGAGACCGCGATTAACATCACCGCTGCCTCCCAGGCCAATCCGTGTGTTCTAACCATCCCCGGCCACGCCTATTCAGCCAACGACTGGATTTACGTATCCGGTATTGCGGGTATGACACAGCTTAATGGTCGATATTTTAATATACAATCTGTTGCTGGTAACAACATTACTCTTGGCGATTTAAATGGTAACAACATCAATTCTCTAACATACACTGCCTATACCTCTGGCGGTACCTCCCAGCGTATCTACACCATCGCCTCTCCATACGCCGCAGCTGATCTGGCAATGATTAAATTCGCACAGTCAACCAATGAAATGGTTCTGTGTCATCCCAACTATGCCCCCAGGTTGTTAACCGTTGTTACCACAACAAACTGGACTATCACCACTATCGTCTTTGGCTCTACTGCAACTGCACCGGCTGCGCCTAGTGTATCGACTACATTGGCCTCCGGCTCGGTGAATTATTCCTACGCTGTAACTTCGATCGATTCTAATGGTCAAGAATCTAGTCTATCCACACCTGCATCTATGACAGGCAAACAAGACATCCGCACAGTGGCTGGATCAAACAGCATCTCGTGGAGTGCTGTAACAACTGCGGTAGCATATAACGTCTATGAATCGTCAGTTAGCTACTTTGGTGTTGTGCCGAGTGGTGTTAGCTATGGATTCATTGGTACTTGCAAAGGTACACAGTTTATCGACTCCAATATTGGTGCAGACTTCTCGCAGTCACCGCCAGTCGCACAGAACCCATTTGTCGGTAGCGGACTCGGTTATCTAACCATCACTGCTACAGGCACTTATACCACCGTTCCACTAATTTCATTTTCCGGTGGCTCCCCTAGCATAGGCGCGACAGCTATAGCCAGTCTTGGTGCAATCTCAGTGCCGACCATAACTGGTGCTGGTACCGGATTTGTTATTGGTGATACGGTTAACTTTGGCAATGGTTTAGTGCTAACTGTGCTTACTATTAGCGGCGGCACAATCACTTCATGGGCTATTGCTAATGCCGGATCTATTACCTCCGGCTCAACGCCTAGTAATCCAATAGTTCAAATCTCAACATCTGGGGCTGGCACGGGAGCCACGGCTACCGTTACTTGGGGTGTGACACAGGGTATCGTGCTAACTCAAGGCGCTGGGTATAGTTCAGCGCCAACTCCGGTGTTTTCCGCCGGTGCAGCCGCAGCGACTGCCACGCTCACAGCGACCTCTAATGGCAACCCTACAGTTCCGAGCTTTTTTCAGCAGCGACTTGTATTGGCTGCACCTCTTGGTGCTCCCCAAACATTCTACATGTCTCAGCCCGGATCGTACTTCAACTTCAACGTCACCGATCCGGTTGTTGCTAGCAATGCCATTACCGAGACGTTGGTATCTGGGGTGTTGAACACAATTAAGTCTATTGTGTCCTCCACAGCTGGTATGCTAGTGCTGACCGATAAATCCACTTGGCTTATCAATGGCGGCTCATCGGGATCTGCTGTGTCGCCCACTGCCATCGTCGCCAATGTACAGTCCAATGTTGGCACTAGCGATGTGCCGCCTATTGTAGCCAACTATGATGTACTGTTTGTGCAGTCCAAGGGCTCGGCGGTTCGGGACTTGACCTACAATATCTACTTCAATGTCTTCACCGGTACCGACATCTCAGTCACAGCCTCTCACCTATTCTTCGGCTACACCATCACTGGCTGGGCGTGGGCCGAGTCGCCATTCTATGTGGCTTGGGCCACGCGTAGTGATGGGTTGATGCTAACCTTAACGTTCTTGAAAGAGCAAGAGTTTGTTGGCTGGTCGCACCAGGTTACGCAAGGTACATACCAGTCAGTCTGCACCGTAACCGAGGCCACCTCGGATGCTGGTAATGTTGATGCTGTATATACCTGTATACAGCGTGTGGTTAATGGCTACACAGTTCAATATATCGAACGCAACGACGACCGCGCCTTGGTCGACGGACTGGCTGGAGCTTGGTGCGTGGATGCTGGGTTGCAATACAACGGCGCCGCAACCTTAAGCTTTCAAGGCGCTGAACAACTCAATGCTTGCACAGTCACCGGGCTGGCTACCGATAATCTCGGCAACATCACAATCATCACGCCGTTCGTCATGCCTATTGGAGGGCAGTTTACCTTACCTGCGCCGATACCTGTTGGTGCAACTGGCTATACCGTGGTTACGATCGGTCTGGGCTACACTTGCAAACTCCAAACTCTAGCGATCGACACCAGCCGCACCCAGATCCAGGGCAAGCTCAAGAAGATCGACCCTGTGGTGGTCAGGGTGGCAAATACCCTCGGGCTCAAGGTTGGTAATGACTTCAATCATCTAACCAACATGAAAGATCTTGTGCAAGGTAATGTTAACTCAATGCTCACTGGGCAGCAGTCGCAAGTTGTAAATGGATTGTACACCGGGGATGCACGTATTTATATGGACCCAACCTACACGGTTCCGGGGCAGTATTGTATTGAACAAGCTAATCCCTATCCCGCAACTATTCTTGGTGTGTTCCCAACTCTAATAACCGAGGATGATCCATGAACGCGCGGATGGAGGCGATTAGTTTAGTTAGATTGCAAAGCTTGGTCCAGGGCTGGACTGGTGCAGCTGCTTTGATCGCGGCCTCAAGGTTGGCCGATCCGTTACTTGAGGCTAGACTTGGCGATGAACTGCTTGGGTTTATTGGGTTTGTCCCAACCTCAACCCTATCCGATTCAGCCTACGTTTGGGTCCACACCACCGAAGCCACCAGCAATCATCGATTGGCGGTGGCTCGATTGGCCCGGCGCTGGGTACCGGCATTTCATTATCGATACCCCGAACTCTTTGGCCATTGCACGGGCCATCCCAGTAGCATGGCTTGGTTGAAATCGCTTGGCGCACAGTTCGGTCCAGTCGAACTGGGTCTAATTAAATTCACCATCGAGGTACAACATGAGTAGTCCTAGTGCAATCGCTGGCGTCACTGAAGGCGCTACCGGTGCCGGATCGCTGCTGTCCGCATTCGGCTCGCTATCGTCTGGTAGTGCTAATCAGTCAATGTACAACTATCAGTCTGGTATAGCAAATCTTAATCAACAAATTGATCTGCAGAATGCTACATTTGCCACTCAGCAAGGTGAGCAACAGGCTCAGCAGGCTGGGCTCAAACAAGCTACACAAATGGGCCAGATCAAGGTTTCCCAGGCCTCCAGCGGATTTGATGTAAACTCAGGGTCTAATAAACAAGTCCAAGACAGCCAACGACACCTAAATCAGCTCGATACCGATGTGATCAGATCTAACGCAGCTAGAACGGCCTATGGCTACACTGAACAAGCCACTGTTGCCGGGGCGCAGGCTCAATTATATTCCCAGGCCGGAGCCAATGCTATGTCTGCTGGTGAGATTGGGGCTGCGTCATCTATTCTTGGTGGCGTTAGTTCTGTGTCTAGCGAATGGCTTAAGTACAATCAGGTAGCAAGTTAATGGCTAGCCAAGTCCCCTACAGCGGCACTATGGATGTTGCTCCGCAGCTAAACCCGCTGCCGCAAGTTCATGTTGATACTCCTATTGCAGCCTTTGGTGGTGCTACGGCCGGGGCCATCACCCATATGGGCGAGGTGGTGCAGGGCGCAGGCAAGGAATTATTCGACCGCGCCTACGCGATGCAAGAGCTTAATGAAGGCATGAAGGCTGATGCAGCCTCGGCTGATGCCTTTATGAAGATGAACGAACGCTATTTGCAGTTTGATCAGCTTAGGGGTCAAGAAAGGATTGACGGGTTTAAACAGTATCAAACTGATATGGATAAGATTAGGGACGACGGAGCTAATGGACTAAGCCCAGTCGGTACGCGAGCATATCTTAGTGACACTCGACGCGCTCAATCCATGATGATCTGGCATGGTAGTTTGTTAGCTAGACAGGGGATGGATGAGGCTGAGAAGCAAGCTAGCCTAGGTAAAATTGATGCGTCTGGGAACCTGTTAGCAACTGTAAATGTTACTGACGGACCAAACTTCGATAATATAGTTAATACTATTAAACAAACTGCCGCGAATCACGTACATGATTTAACTGGGTTTGCTCCAGGCACACCGGATAATGACAATCTTGCTGCACCTTATCTGTCCAAGCAAATCGCTAAAGTAGCCATCTCCCGCAGCAACGCCGACCCGGCCGATGGCAAGGCGTTCTTCAAGAAGATGACTTCGGAAGGGTTGTTGCAGCCTGCCGATGCGGATATTATCCAAGGCCGCATCGACTCGGCGGTGTTGAATAAAACCGCCAGCACAATTGCGCACACTGTCAACGTTGGCACAGACACTGACACCAAGCCTGCCGCTATCGCCGCTAAGGCTAGGGGTGCTGCGGCTAAGGCCGATCCCGGCAACGGTGAGCTTGCCGACAATGCTGAGCAGCGCGCTGTTACTCTCTGGAACACCCGCCAACAGGTTGATTTCAAATCTGAGCAAATGGCTCGCTCGTCGTTGCTACAGACTATCGACGGGACTAATAGCAAAGATGGCAAGGTCCCGGTTTCCATTGAGGCGGCTGAGGCAGCGAATCCGGACTTCAAGGGCCATTACCTTGAGCTATCCCCTGAGTCGCAGTCCGTGGTGCTGCAACAGATCCGCAAGAACCAGTCTGTCGGTGGAGTGGTACATAATCAGCAAGGCGACTTGCAGTATTACAAGTTGATGCAGATTGGAATCAATCGAGATGCCGGATCAACTCCGGATGAGTTAAATGATCTCGCCAATGCCGATCTGCTAAGCCCTAACTTCAGTTCGCTGACTCGTGAACAGCGTCAGGGATTGTTGAAGGTTCAAGGCGAGGTCATCAACGGGCAGATACAAAACCCCAACATGACCCATGCGCTGACGCTGGGGTCGGTGCAGCAGATGCTGACGGATAACGGAATTGACAAGAAGTCTAACCCTGACGAATACAACAAGTTTCAAACTGCCTATCATGATGCTATTGTTGCTTATGGTCTTGGCGCTGAACGGTCGGTCAAGAACGACAAGGAGTTGACTGAGATTGCGCAGGGCTTAATTAATAAAAACGCTGGCGCTTGGTTCAGTGGACTGCGTGAGATTAACACCAAACAGCCGTTCGATTCAATGATCGAGTTCAGTCCGCAAGCCAAGAAGGTGGGCACAACAGCATTTAGACAGCAATACAACCGCGACCCGGACTTTGATAGCGAAGCGGATAGCAAGCTGGTCAACGATCTAGCAATGCGAATGATCTATATGAAATACGGCCAAGCCTCGCAGCCAGTCAAACCCAAGTCCACTGAGAGGGTTCCCCAGTGAACAAGCTAACTCCGATGGATCCTGGGGCCGACTTTGATCCAACGATTGATCCGTATTATGTTGGGTCGGATGACGTTGCAAGGGGCTTGGCGAGTTTTCGCAGCGAGACTGCGAATCAAATTAATCGGGGACTGGATGCGAATCCCGATGATGCCGCTGAGGCAACTGATCTGTCTAGTATCACAGGTGCTCCAGCGCCTTGGACCTTAAGCAACCTTGACCAGCAGAAGGATCAGATTAAGAAATTCGCTGCCCAGCAATTGGTGTTGAACAATCCAGATTTAGTAACCTATCTGCAATCCCATCCGATGGCAGCGTCAGTGTCCAATGACGACTGGGGGAACCTAGATAAGTATACTCGTTCATTGGCTGTAACAAAAAACTGGATGGAAGAGTTAAGCGACACACTTAGTGCGCCATTCGCCGGTACCAGCGAGGGAATGTGGGAAGGAATTAAATCTGGTTGGGGCGATGCTCCACTAGGGCAGGAAGCTGGTGAAGCTGCCTCAAAGTCTTTCAATCCCGAGACCCAACGACTTGCTTGGGCCACGTCATCGGCTGGGTGGTTGGTGCTGGAGGCGCTGGAACGAGCGGCGTCGGCTGGTATGGGCGCTGTGGCTGGTGCTGCGACTGGCGCTGCTAAGCAAGCCGGTACAGCGATCGGCGGTGAGCAACTGGGCCGTGAAGCCGAAGCCATGACCCAATGGGCTATGATGCGGGGAGATATTCCGCTGCATGCGCCAGAGGCTGGGGCTAAACCTGTTAATCCATTGCTTGATCCCGCTAAGCATGAAGCATTTATACAGTTTCAAGAAGCTTATAATGCCGCTAAGCCATGGACTGATAATGGTCTTGAACCACCAAATGGAGTGCATCCGCTGATTGATCGGGCCAAGGCCGAGGTCAATGCGGCAGTGGTAGATAGAATTGAGGCTGACCTTGAGAATGCACAGGCTTCAGCTACTCATGGACGTAGTCCAGAGATGTTTAAGACTATTGGTTCATTGGGTGATATATCACTGGGAGTGCATTCCGATGCGGCGCTAAAATTATATGGTGATAAGATTCCTATGCCTGATGATGGATTGTTGGGGTGGGCGCCGAACATTGAATCGCAGCTGATGGCCGCTAGAGATATTGGTAGCGACATTAGCATTCCGCTCAAAGATTGGTTAACTCGGGTCGATCCGCAAGTAGCAAAGGGCCTTCATGATGACATTCGAGTCTGGCCGGGTGGTATCACAGCACGGGAAGCAGGCGAGTCAGCGGAAAGCCAGCCCAAAGCCATGGTGGATGCGCCTCTGGCCGCGGTGAGGGGATCATCGGGGCTTGAGCCAATGTTTAGCCTCGGCGATCGGAAGTTAAGTCTAATAAAGGGGGTCACCGAGGACAATCAGTTCACCGAGCAGTTCGGCGGCAAGCTTGAAACCTTGAACATGCTGGACGAGAACGGTAAGCATGTCGGAGATATTGAGATTGCACCGGGAGCGGACCGGACGCTGTATGTCAACATGATCAATGGCGTGGGTGGACTGTGGGCGAATTCGTTTGGCCCAGCGTTGATGATGGACCTTAAGCGGCAGATCAAGGCGCTGTATCCTGATTATGACTACATCACTGGGCATAGAGTGTCTGGCGCACGAGAAGGTGCGAATGACTTTGGTCCGATGCCATTGCCGAAGGTTAAGCTGAGTGTCGATGATCCGTCGCTAGAAGAATACAATCGGGGCCGAGACATTCTAGCAAACGGCTGGCATCGGTACGGTAACACTTCACTATTAGCCAAGGATGCCGCCTCAGTCGAATGGACCCCTGAACAGGTCAAGTTCGGCGAAGCTGCGATGGATGAGCTCCAGCGAATTACCGGCAAGAAGGTTGGGATTGAGCCTACAACCGGTCTGTATAGTGAAAAGGCTGGCAGCTGGGCCGGTGGAGCATATGTGCCGAACAGGGGTGCACCGCCTACTATTTTGTTGGATCTGTTGAGGCCGGATGTTACAGCAACTGGCCGCCACGAGGCGGTGCATTTTCTGCGCGGATATAATTTCTTCACAGATAAAGAATGGTCGACTCTTGCCGATGCTGCCAAATCCGAAGGTTGGGCGGATCGCTATGGTATTAACGATCGCTACGCCCATGTGACTGAGGACGGGCGTACTGAGGAATCCATCGCCAAGGCATTCCAAGAATGGGCGGCTCAAGCTCCGGATGTTCGGCCGAAGACCGGTGTCGGGGCAGTGTTCCAGAAGATTATGGATTTGTTTGATTTGATTAAGGCCAAGCTTGGGTTTGGCCCAGAGGCAACCTGGGAAGATGTATTTGCAAAGGTACACTCCGGTGAGGTTGGCCAGCGTCCGGCTGGAGAGCCTAGGTCGGCGGGGGCGTTTGATATTAGGGAGTCTCTTGAAGGGCGCGACAATCTCCAAGCCCAATCGGTCGGCCTCGATCGCAAGACCTTTGATAAGCTAATGGCGGGCCTAGACAAGCGCTATCAAGAAGATCTCGAGACTGCGACCAAACGGGCCGCTAAGGAAGAAACCCATCGCCAGACCAAGGAATGGAAAGCAAACCGGGTCGAGATGGCAAAGGAAGTTGGAGCGGAGATTCGTCAGCGACCGGATGTGGCAGCGGATCAGTTCCTCGGGTCGGGCGAGTTGTTCGGCAAGAAGCTTCAGCAGCGCTATACGCTTCGTGAGGAAGACCTAACCCCAGAACAAAAGGCCGCGCTTCCAGATCATTACTACTCCAAGAATGGCCTGCCTGTTGATCAGGTCGCTGGAATGTTTGGTTATGGATCCGGCGATGAAATGATCCAACGTCTTGGCGCCCTCGAGTCCATGAAGCGCACTCCTGAGGGCGGCCGGATGCAGTCGATGGACTTCATGCATCAGTTAGTGGGAACCGAGACTGATCGGCGAATGGAGATGCGGTACGGTAGACTTGAAGACAACATCATGGACGAGGCTAAAGACACCGCCCTGTCTGAGACAAATATCAATCTGCTCCATGAACAGCTAATGGCAACTGCCATGAAGGCCGGGGTCACTATCGTCGATAAAGAAGTGATGAAGTCGGCCGCTAAGAATGTTATCAACTCTATGCGGGCGTATGGTATTAATACCTATAAGCTAATGCAGGACATGGGTAAATCGGCAAAGATCGCCGAGAAGGCACTGGTCAGCGGTGACTTCGCTACCGCGACCCAAGCACTACAGCGGCAGACCCTGGGGGCTATGGTAGCTGCTGAGGGTCGGGCGGTTGAGAAGGAAGTCGCTAAGTTCGATAAGACCACAAAGCGATTGGCGAAGCAAGTTCAGCCCTCGATGGATCCGGAGTATACTAACTGGGTTCACCAGATTATGGCCCAGATTGGTAAGAAGGTTCGGCGAAGCGGTGATGATCTGCAACGTGAGATCGATGCATCAACCAGTAAGACCCTACAAGACTTCGTGCAGAACAAAACCCAATGGTTGCAGGCTATGCCGGTTTGGGATCAGTTGTACGATCCGAAGTGGACGAAGAACTATAAAGAACTCTCAGTCCCCGAGTTTCGTTCGGTTCGCGATTCGATCGAGACCATTGCCCATAATGGGCGCGAGGAACGAAAGCTGATCAAGGCCGGTGACGAAGCGGATCGCGAGGAAAAGAAACGGGAGATGATTCAATCCATCGAGAGGTTCAAGTCTAGTGAGGCTAATCTCGAAGGTGGGTCGTCGATTGTGTCCAAGGTTCCGCGAGCGATGTTGGCTAGGACCCTGGCGATGGAGAACATACTGAATCGATGGGATCGATTTGATGTTAATGGGCCGTGGAAGCAATACGTTCTTCGTGATCTAGTCGATGGTGTGAATCAGTCCGATGCTTGGAAGAAGGAATTTGGAAAGAAGCTTGGGGCGCTCAAGGACATTGACGATATGAATCGTAATGTGCCGAATGATTTGTTTAAATCACCTGAGCGATATGGTAACCATCTGCTGACCATGAACCGCGAGGCTCTCCACTCGATCATGCTTAACGTCGGTAATAAATCCAACCTCGCCAAGATGGCTAAGGGCTGGGGGTTGGAGCCGGATGCTATTATGGGCTGGGTCTGGAATAACGCTACCGAACACGATTGGGATCGAGTCCAGGCGATCTGGGATATATTCGAAGAAGCCAAGGACCGATCGGACACGATGTATCGGTCGATCTCTGGAGTGCCTGCACAGCGAATCCAGGCGGTGCCGGTGCAGACACCCCACGGCACCTATCGCGGTGGCTACTACCCGATGATCTACCACGATCTATTTGAGGGTACCAGCCGCAAGTTAATGGGCAACGCTGGGCTGATGGGCGATGGCTTCGAAGGATTTGATCGGGCGATGCCGGGCGCCGGGTATGAGAATGATCGAACGGGATACTCGGCACCCACAGCTTTAACCCTTAACCAAATGCCTAACCGCCTCGCCCAGATGATCCACAACACAGCGGTTCGCCCTGCGGTGTTGAATGCGGTGAAGGTGTTTAAGGATCCAGAGATTCGCGCGGCGATCCAGACTCATTACGGTAAGGAATATGTTGAGCAGTTGATCCCTTACCTTCGTGGCGTGGCCAATGCCTCAAACGCCGCGATGCATGATGCGGGAGTGCTGGGTTCAGTTAGCGAGTTCATGCGACAGAATCTGATCACCGCATTGGTTGGCCTTAACCCCGGGACAGTATTAAAGCATGGCCCCACCGCCCTTGGGCTTAGTATTAAAGAAGTCGGTGCTATGCCTTTGCTCAAGGCCGTGCGCAGTATGTTCACCATTAATGAGGAAACTGGAGATAGCAACTACCGATTCGCCATGAACAATTCCCTAGAACTCCAACGCCGCGGTAGAAACTGGCATGAGAATCTGTACGGGGCAACCGGTGAGTTGCAGGCCGGATCAAAGTATGGTCAACTACGACAGACCATTATGGAGCTTAGCTCGAAGCCAGTGGCATTGTCAGATTTGATGTCTGCGGTACCGACATGGTTGGCCCGCTATGATCAGGCGCGTGGTGAAGGTAAATCCCACGGCGATGCTGTGTATGAGGCTGACTACTCAGTGCGTCGAGCACATGGATCGACGGCTATTACCAATCGCCCATTAATCACCCAGCAGATCGACCCTGGGTTTACCTCAATGTACAACTTCTTCAACGATATATTCAATCGACAACTTGAAACGGTGTGGCGAGCAGGTGAAGCCCTTGATTTAGCTAAAGAAGGCAATCACAAATCCGCAATGGCGATGGGCGCAACGGTAGCAACGGGGGTGTTTGCTTATGCAATCTGGCCCACGATTGTAGAGGAATACGTCTCGCCGCAACAGTCCAGCCCAGATGAAAGCTGGGGCAAGCGGGCGGCGAAGTCGATACTGTACACCGAAGGCGCTACGATGCCGTTTGTGCGGGAGTTCACCAACGCCTTGCTACAAGGTAAGGAACCTGAGGTTGGGTTGTTCTCGACCGAAGGTAAACGGCTGTTCGATGTCTGGAGGGATCTTGATAAGAAACAAGCCTTTAATACTCAGTACTCTGAGAAGATCATCCGCGATGCATCGAACTTCGCGGGGGCGTTGACTGGGGTTCCAGATCAAATCGGTAAGGTTGGATCGGCTGCCTATGGAGTTTCCCAAGGCATCGAACGCCCTCGTGGGCCTTGGGGATGGTTGGTTCTTGGTCGATATGGCACCCTCAAGGGCCATTCCGCGACGCTTAGGGATTACATGGCAGGACGTTCCCTGCCGAATAGGTGAAAGGAGAATATCATGAACATTCTAGTTGTCTTGATTATCGTGTTGCTATTAGTCGGTGGCGGTGGATACTGGAGTGGTTGGCACACCGCGTTCCCTGGCGGTAGCTATGGCTGGGGTGGTGGGATCGTGGGGATTATCGTGCTGCTGGTGATCCTGCATTTGCTCGGGTTGATCTAACTGAAAGGAGACCATAATGAATCAAGACCAATGGAATTCGCTAATCAGATCGGTTGTTATATTCATCGCCGGCGCACTAGCTACTAAGGGTTATATCTCGGCCGCCGATTCGGCTGTGCTAGCAACGGCGGTTATAGGCTTAGTCAGTGCTGCTATGGCGGCTGTGCCGACTATCTGGGGCATATGGACCCGCACGCATACAGCAATGATCCAATCGGTAAATGCGGCCGATAATGGTGTGAAGGTTGTCGCAGCTACCTCACTAGCACCGCAGGTTGATGCACCAATTGTGCCTGTGGTGCCGAAATGATCGTCCTAGCAATCGTCGGCTTCATTGGCGCCATTGTTTGGACGGCGCTTGCCATTGGTGCCAATGCCATGTCTGACAGTGTAAGCGGCGGGTTCCAATTCGGTGGAACAATTGTCGTTGCGTGGATTATTGAGGCAATCTTGATCCTTGCATGGTGGCTTAAATAAGGAGATCGAAATGAAAAATCTTTTAGCTATTGGTGGGTTGGCCTTGGCCCTGAGTGGATGTCAGTCGATCACCCAAGCGTGGGACGTTGTGACTTCCACCTCAGTCCCCGCACAGTATGCGTTGGCAGCTGCAAATAGCTTCGACGCTATCGAGGCGGTCGCTACAGGGTACTTGCAGCTGCCGCCCTGTGGTGGGACCGTGGTGGTGTGCCGGAACTCGGCGGCGGCTGCTAAGATCATCCCCGCAGTGCGATCGGGACGAGCAGCTAGGAACTCAATCGAAGGATTGCTGAATGCAAATAGTGGCGCCGCGATTCCGGTTGCGTCGTATAATACTCTGGAGGCATCTATCAGCACTCTCCAGAGCATCTACACTCAGTATAACGTCAGCTCGAAGTGAGGATTTGCTATGATCTCAACCGCAATTGAAACCCTCTTGGCCTTGATCGAGGCCTTGCTGCCGGAACTTGGGGTGGCATCCACGAATGTAATCAGCAAGATCGTTGAGGCACTGGTGACTATTGTGCCGATTGTTGCTGCGGATGCCTCAAATTTCCTAACGCCGATCAAGAACATAATCGCTGCGTTGCAGGCGTCGGGGAATGTTACGGATGCACAGATGAAGTCGCTGACTGATCTGGATGCTCAGTGCGACGCAGCGTTTGAGGCCGCCGCTAAAGATACGGGGGTGTGATTAAAATTCAATCTAACTAGTCTAATTCAAGGACTGTGGTAATGACTGACGGGGATAGTGTTGCAAAAGGATTTGTTACATGGCAAACAGTTGCTGTAGCGTTGGCCAGTTTGCTAAGTACTGGGTTTATGTTGTTGGAGAAGAACACCATAGACCATCTAGGTACTTTAGATCAAGCGATGAACAGTCAAGCCACGGCGCTAAATCGCATGGCCGTGGCGATGGATGGGTTGACACAATCGAATGTGAGGTTTGATCTAGCATTAGATAAGATCTATAACCGAATGCATTCGGTTGAAGAAGCGCAGTCGACTAGTTTAGCATCGATCGTTACCAACGAGCATGACATTAGTCAACTGCGGAATGAAATGAATCGGCATACAACCCAGGACATTAAGGGTTTTAAGTCGCTGGGTGTGGAGCGATCGACGCAATGACCAAACCATCCCGCGCTGTGGCGCATAGATCCGTGGTGTGGTGACGATAGCATCGGTGATGATTCGAACCAGTGCTTATGACTAGTGGGCCCTTTCGAGCCCACTATTTTTATTGCATGATCTTCAACGTCGGCTTCACCTCGGGTGCATCAATGGGTGCCGCTAGGGGCGAGGCTGAGTAGTATCGAGCTTGGGTCTTCCGATCCCGTCGGCGGACGAAGATTTGTCCTGAGCCTTCCATGATCTCGATGATCCGTAGGATGCTAGTGAGTGGCACACGTTCCCTGGCGAAGTGCACGATTCGCTGCTCAGAGACTCCCGTACCAAGGTCATTAATAACCACAAAATGCTGAATCTCATCCATTGCAGCCGCGTCGGCATTAGTGGTCCCGGCTTTGAATATGTCTTCCATGAAAGTCTCAGCCTGCACTAGCCATTCCAGAGCCTGCAAGAAGTCAGCCTCAGTCAAGATCATAGCCGATGACTTGGTGATCGAGGCGATCATAGATAGTTTGTAGATATGGACCCGGCGTCGAGTGGTGTAGTGAATTAGCTTCGGATGCCCTGGTACTGGCGGTTCGCCCTGCGCCCGCCAATACCCTACAGCCGCCTTATACTCTTCGGTGACGGTGAATTCCCCGTAGAGCCCGTTGATGATTTTAAGGTCATGCACCAGATCGGCGGTTCGGCTAGGCCCAAAATCCCCAAAGTCGTCGACGATGATCCGTTCATCTGAAAAGACCATAATAACACGTGATGAAAATCCTTGACCCCACGCCTTGTCTGGCATAAATCCCATGAGATTTTGCGGAGTGGACCCTGCAAGAATGTTGATTTGAGGAGAATTGATTTGAATGTCGATGTCGTTGGTGCGGCGGACTTGTTGGTAGGGAGTTGGGTCGTAGAAGTGCGATAGTCCATCGATCATCTCCGGTTCGTATTTGTGAATGAATGCACCGAGTTCGTCGGCCGCAACCCACATGGTGTTATAGACTAGTTCGCCCTCGGGTTGGCGGACGATGGTGCGCTTGGATTTGCAAAGGGCGTCCACGAGACTGGCAAAGGTCATGGAAACTGGGGCGAGGTAGAAGTCTTCCAGTTCCATCGCGAGGCGTTTGCCCTCCATGATGGTTCGGGTTTTGCCTACACCCGGAGCTGCGATTAGGAACACGTAGATGTTTGGGTGGAGGGGCCGGCTAGTGCGGAGCCAAACCTTTTGCTCAAGGGTTGCGGCGATTAGGCTGATGGCGGTCCATTTGCGGAAGATCTTCGGGGCTCCGAGGTTGGCGGTGGAGTCGACGAAGACGTCAATGAATGATTCACAGCGGCGTTTCCCTGAGCTTGGAGTGGGCATTAGCCTACTTTCGCAATGTGTTTGGTCACTATGGTGTCCAAGATCGAACGGATCGGTTGTCGTTTGCGGGTGTCAGTCCCCGAATAAGCTCGTAGTCCATCGGGGTTAGACTTAGAATCAAAGTGTCCTTTATTCCATCCCACCTCGCAATCATATGGTATCCGTAGTGTACGGCCATTTGCCAGCGGTATGGGCACCACAAGGGCTTCCATGAGTTTGGGAATGATCTCATCTTCACGTTTCTCGGGGTACATGAACGTCAAGGCGTCGTGGTCGTGCATAACAATGGTGTGACCCTGGCGCCAAAGTTTGAGGAGGGCTAGGTTGACGATGTCGGCTAACGAACACTGAGGGTCATACGCAATCGCTTCCCTGAGGGTACTTGAGTCACTTCTTCTACCAAAGAACCACCGTTTTCTTCCAGTAAGGCTAATAAGGAATCCGGCTCGACGAAGTTGATCCTCAACCCCTGCTTGCCAAAGTTGATGAGCTGGAAAGGCGCTGAAATACTTGGGCTGGAACTCTGCGACGACGTTGATGGGGAGGTGGGATTGCTCGGCAAGAGTTGTGGGCTTGCCTCCGTAGTTTGATCCGTGGCCAAGCTTTTTACACATGAAGCGATGGCTATGGTGGCGGAAATAAGGTGTTTCAGCAATAGCCTTGTCTCGTCGAAGGTCGCCGGTCCACCCAAGGTTTGGCCATATAATTCTTGCAACCGCTGTGTGAGGGTCTCCAGACTCACAGGCTTCAAGATAGCGTCCATCCCCGAATCGATTCCACTCGATCGCCCCGACGCAGAAGGACTCACCGGACTTGGCGTCATATTTGGCGAATTTATAACCTTGATCAGCAATGAATACGCTACGGAGAGATTCTTCAATATTTTGGAGATTTCCTCCTGTGCCGAATTCGGATAGTGATGAGCTAAATCGGCCAGTCGACGTACCTGCAATGTTATAACTTGTTCTAATTCGTCCATCAGGATCGATCGCTGTTCGTAGAACACTGAGTTTATCTCCAAGTTCCGTGAGTGCGTTGATATGCTTTATGATCTGCGTGGCGATCGGGTAGGATTCGATCTTCTCCCTTGCGCCACGGTCAACAGTGGGTCGACCTCCGCGGATGATGGGTTTGATATCGAGTTCGTGGTAGAGGAGTCGCTGGAGATCGACAGGGGATCGCCAGTTGAAGGTGGGAAGGCCGACACCGTCAAGGACAATGCGATTGAGCTGCCTTTCTAGAACGTCCGCTTGCTCGAAGAGTTCATCAACAACTTCCATTCGTCGCGCTTGGTCGACCAAGACGCCACGTATCCGCATTTCCAATACGGGACCTTGGAGGGCTTTCGAGAACTCATATGTCCTCGCGGTGTCTTCGTCGAGTTGCGGGTGGATGGCATTGAATACGTCCTGGGTTACACAGCAATCGAGGCCGTTGTAGACCATGTCGGCGTCCCAAGGGGGGAGGGAGGACAGGTCGGTTTCGTGGGTTTTAATGATTCTCATTAGTCATCACGCTTAATGGTTTTCGCATGCTTTGCCATTCCTTTCCAGGTGGCCTCGTCACTATAGATACTGCCGAGGAAGCCTAGACCCTTCAACGACTCAGGCTGAATCGCATGGTGGCAGAGCATGGTGTCCTCGGCTGCACCAAGAACCTTGATCCTCATTGACCGCCAGAGGAAGGCGATGTCGTAGCAGCCGTTTTGGAAGAGTTTGGGGGTAGAAGCATCTTCGAGAACTGATCGAACAAGCTCCCAGCATCTAGCCTCATCCCGTACAGTTGGCCAAAAAGAACCGTTCTTTGTTCGGTTGTCATCGAATGGAATAACGATTGCAAGACCTGAGGTTGGGGCGAAGCCAATACACGTAATGCGTGTTCCACTTGTTTCGATATCAACAGATAAGATTCCGCATCTCAAGATATGTTCGTGGATGAATCGATCAATGTCCTCGATGGCCGGCTCGATCCAGATTTCACGATGGGGTCTCCTTATCTCAGGGAACTGCGATTCGCGATGGGCTTTCATCAGGTCGGCAATGACTACGGGGCGGTTGTCCCAGTTCCGCAATATTGCAGCGGGATGGTAAGTAGGAAGTAGCTTGAAACCATCCACTGTATGAGTAGACAACAGAGTCGTACCCCGAAGCTTGGAGACACCAGTCTTACCAGTAAGGGCCCAGAGACTACAGTTGCCAAGACAAACCACGATATTAGGATTGTGATTGCACAGCTCATCGGCGAGGCGCTCCAGTTCTGTGGCAAACTCCTTTCGGACCCAAGGCCCCTGAGGCTTCGGCCGACCCTTTTGGGGATTGACCTTGAGCATTGGATAACCGGGGAGTGCATCAGACTTCGCCCCAAGGAAATGCCCAAGGTCATTGGCGGGAGGGTGGATGTTGAAGACGTTGGTGCGGTGGACTTCGGGGTGATGGGACCAGATCTCAATGATGCGGCGATTGTCGTTGGTGCGGTAGTAGAGGGAGATTAGGTCACGGTCGACGGGGGATAGATCAATGACCCCGGCCTCCCCCAGCATCCGTAGGAGTTCAATGCCTGACGCCCCGATCAGTGGGGCGTTGTGGCGGGCTTCGGCTTCGCCGTAGGCTTCGGCGAGAAGGACGATGGGGGTCACTTGCTGCACCTCATTTTGTACACTTTTGTGCGATTAGAGTTGCATAGCCTGCCAGATCGTCCCAGTGATCGCGGAAGTCTGGGTCGCCGGCGATGATGCGGCCGATCTTGTGGGCGATCATCTCCAAGGCTTCACGGTGGGTGTTGGGGAGGGTCTGCCAGTCTTTACCGGAGACGCTGGCCCAATGCTGCATGGCGATCTTGAGTTCCTGAGTGCAGCCTGCGTGGTTGGCGAAGTCTCCGTGGGTCTTGCCGCGCTCGGAGAGCAGGGCCATGGTCGCATCAGGTTCGGATTTGGATTGAGTCAAGGTATTCACCAAGCGTTTGATTTGGGCTGCGTCTTCCAAATGGGCTCTCCAAAATGACGGAGGGGACCGAAGCCCCCTTCGAGGTTTAGGCTAGATCAACCGCGCCAAGTCACAGCCTTAACAGCCCACATCTGAGCAGTCTGTGCCTCGGTGATTGCGATTGAACATAAACGAACCATTTCGGGGTTATCACCGCGAGCGATGTAGCACTTGCGAAAGTCGTTCATGTGATCGATGACGTCTGCGTACAATATCTTAAGCTTATCAACATCGCCATTGCTAGAGGGGTTGAAAGACAAACCCACAGCACGCTCACCGAAGGTCATTGATCTGCTATTTTCATTTTCCATTTGCTATCTCCTTACTCCGCCGGTGCCGTCCTCGACACTTCCCCAAACGCCTGAGTTCCATCCTCAGACATACGATGCTTGACCACAGCGAGTACCTGAGAATTGACCACCTCGCCGTTGCGGGTGCGACGGGAGAGCGGTTCGCTGAGGTCCAGGCCACAATGAGCGTGGAACTCATCGAGCCGATACACAGCGTCGTCGGTGATATAGTAGGTGGACGAGAGGTTCTTGGACTCAAGGCCGCCGACTTCTTCAAGGGCGTCGCCATCCACGTCATCCAGTGGGCTCATGGGTCGCAGCGGGAACTTAACGAACGGGGTTCCTTTTTTCGATGACTTCCCTTCCTCGGGCTGGCCCACGACGCAGAGGTAGGTGCCTTCGGGGAGCGGCTTCGGGCGGTTGATTTCGGTCGGGGCTTCGTCGAGGATCGAGGCAAAATTGGCGCGTTCGTTCATTGTGTGGGTCCTTGGGTTACGAGAATGCCGGTGATTAAATTGCGGAGTTGGGTTTCGATGTGGGTGATTGCGGTTTGAATGTCGGGTGATGGCTCCCTGATGTTGAGTAGGTAGTTGTGAATGCTCATGATGGTTTGGAGGTCGCTGGTGAGGAGTTGTGGAGTGGGTTGAGTGAGGTTCATGCTGGGTTCCTAGAAGGGGATATTGTCGTCAGGTGCAGTTGTCTTAGGTGGCGATGCTGCCATTGGTTCTTTGCAAAGCTCCTTCTGTTTTTCTATTGTAGCTTCGAGAAGTTTCTCTACTTCACGATATAAAGTATTGGTATCTCGAATTCTTGACAAGCACTCAAGCGCAATGCTTAAGTTCTTTATCTCCATCGTGTATGAAATCATGTTCGTCTCAATGTCAGGGACTTGGGTTTGGCAACTGGTGTTGCCTCAGACTTCGCGGGTTGTCCCTTTAATATCGCGAAGAATTCGGCGAGGCCGGTGTCGGTGGGGAGTTCGGCCGGCATGGCATCCGGGCGGCCGTTGGCAAGGGAGATCATTTGGTTTGAGGTTAGTTGGATGGTTCGCTTGTCGGCCTTTTGGATGTAGCGGATGTAGTTGGGGAAGTAGGTGGGGATCTTTGGGGATAGCTTCTGACCGATGCCTTGAGGGAAGATTTTGGTTGTGCCATCGTCAAGGGTCATGTATACGCCATGGCAGATGACGATGACGTTGCAACGAAATTTAGGTGAGGTGAGACCGGCCAGTTGCTTCTCGACATCGTCTTGGGCGTTGCCATAGATTGCTCGGCCGTCGGCTTGACCGCCTCTGCCAACTGGGGTCATGCTGCGATGGAACTCCATAGCAGCGTCGCACCAGCGGCTGAGGGAGTCAATGACAAGAATGGTGTCGTCGGGCCAAGTTGCTGGTGAGCCAAGCTCGATGACTTCGCCGGTGATTGAGTCGGTGTAGGTCCAGTTGTTGAGCATCTTGAGCGAATCGATCCAGCATTTGGGCTTGCCGTCGACCACGGTGCCAGCGGGGGTGACTTTGTAATCGTCGCGAAGACTGTGGTACTCGACGTTCTCGATCTTGTCTGGGCAGTGGGACATGATTTGATATTTGAGTGGATCGAGAAGGTTGTCCATGTCGAGGATGCGGAGTTTGTAGCCGGCTTTGACTAGGGATACCAAAGATGATGTCTTACCGGACTTTGCATCACCGAGAAGCAGGAGTTTGACGAGGGCGTTAGAGTGATGGTTGCTGAGGCTGGGCATCTGGTCTCCTTTTGAAGTCTTGGCATCGGAAGCGGGAATCAGTGATGTTGCTGGAGTTGCCGGATTCAGATTGTTCACATTGACCCTCGAACTCAGCGTGTTGTCGCCAGCCTGTGCAGGTTTCGCAGCAGTTGGGCGGCCAGCGGAGCCAGGAAGGGATTAGCGGCTCTTCAATGGGTTCCATCGTTGATCAGGCTCCAGTTTTTCGAAGTCAGCGGCTAGGAATCTTTCTCGAACTGATGGGGATTTTGAACATATATCACGATAGCGACAACCCCCAAACTTATCGCATGAGCTATCATTCATCGGCCAATAGTCATTCTCCGCATAACGTTCGGCGTTTTCCAATAGTACCCGAAGGTCGGCAAGCCATTCTTCAAGTTGATCCTCGGTGCGATAGGTGAAGCCACGGGCGAAAGCGTTGGGTTTTTCTAAGAGGATTTGGGCAGCGTCGATGATCACTCCGCGGATAGGGGCGCCCATGATGATCTTACCGGCGAGGGTGTACAGAGTCATTTGGTTGTTGGGTTCGTATTGGTTGAAGTAATATCCGCTGAGGGTGGTGGTAGTGGTCTTGCGGTCCATTACCAGAAGTTGGTCGTTGAAGCTAACGACTCGGTCGAGATGGCCACAGAGAAGGTAGGGTTGGGACTCATATGAAGGTCCGGGGTAGCCAACGTCACCCGGCTCCAGGCCATCTTTGCATTCACCCGCCCTTGGCCCCCAATCAAGCTCAAACCTAAAACTCAACTCTACCGCGGGGGTTCCATCGGATTTGATGTAGGTCTCGGCCGGGTCGGGATCGAAATGATCCAGATAATCGACCACCAGAGCCACCAGAGTTTCACGATTCTTGTAACGTCCAGCCTTTGTCGCCGGGTCTGGGGTCCAATCTGCGACACGCTCCATAAGTCCGCGGACAACCACTCGAATTGCGGCTTCACGGTCATGGTTTTCATCCGCCATAAGGCGATCGAATTGCTCAAGCGCTGCATGATATTCCATTCCGAAGCGTAGGTGGACGGATTCGCCGCGTGGTGCCCAGCCGTCGAGCATGACATATTGGTAAAGCCTTGGGCAGGTCTTGATATAGCCTAGCGACGTGGAGTCCCAGGCGTACTGCGCCTTGGTCCCCGGAAGGAATGGTGAGGTGGTGCCTGTGGTGAGGGTGGATTCGTTGACGGATTGGTCGGGCATCAAATCCTCCTCGTGACCACCGGCAATCCTGTTGGGATCTTGGGTGCTGGCAGGTTCAGCAACGACGTGATATCGAGCTTGGGGGTAGCGGGGCGTTCGAACTTTTCACCAGCTGCCTTGCGGGCTCGGTTGCGGCGGTGGTAGATGATGATGTCGTCGATGTCCGAGTCGGTTAGGGTGGTCGCCGGCTTGGCGTTGATTTCCTCAATGCGTTGCATAAGGGTGTTGATGTCGTTAATTGCTTGATCTGTCATTCCGGCAACTCCTGATCGAGGGTGACTCCAGGTTTGATGATGAATAGAAGGTTGGGGTCAGAGGTGAGAGCCACGACGTAGTTCTTAAAGTCATCAGGGCGGTTCTTGACTAGATAATCTTTGGTGTAGTTGGCAGGTTCAGCCACCACTGCAATACCCATCTCAGAGCGTGCGGCTCGGGCCCACAGTTCAGTCCAGAGGCGGTGGTTGATGGTCATCAGTGGGTTCCTCGATAGGGTTCATGTCAAGTGTATTTATATCCAACCCAACTTTTTCACACAAACCCTCAATCCAAGCTCGAAGCTCAGCGAGTCGAAATGTTTCTTGATTGCCAGATAACTTGCATAGAGCTTCATCAACTTGACACAATACATACGCGCCATTTGAATATAGCAGGTCGGTATATACTTCATATTGCTCTCCATTGTTATCAAAAGCGGGTAAGTCTGAACCCAAATCTACGTGGTATATATAAGTTAATTCACCTTTTAAAGTGTTAATTCTGAGTTTATTCATTCTCGTAAACCTTCTTCTGGTTGATTGTCATCAGTGGGTTCCTCAATAGGTTCAGCGAGGGCAAGCAGGTCATGACGACCGTGGGGGGAGATATACATCCACCATTCACCGGTGGTGTCTTCGCGGATCTGGACCTTGAGATCGTCGAACTCGGAGACATCGTAGAGTGGATGGTCGCTTTGATAGACCCGGCGGGATTCATTGCGTTGAATCTGCCGGGCCATGTTCATTCGCATTTGCAGGGTCTGGGCATCTTTGGAGGTGCCAACAGGGATGCGGATGCCACCAGGGGTATCGGCGGCAGCGGAGTAGAAATCGTAGCAGTCGGTGTAGGCGGCGCGGGCGGTGGTGAGACTCACGGGTTCACTCGCTTTGGTTGGTAAGATTCTCGGGTTTCCAATCCCAAGTATAGCTCGGATAGTAGTCATTACAGTTGTCTGTACCAGCAAGGAGAATGGTTAAGTTATTGTCTGCGTTAATAATCTGAATACCCTCTGCACGCTCGCCATATTCAGACTTTACCCACGGCTCGACACGAAAGTCACCACGATAGAATTGCCAATTGCCAGTGTAAGATAAATCTTCACCACCGATGATTAGATCGGCTGAACTGCGATAGCCATCATCGGGGTTCTCGCAAAAGATAGCTGTGTATTTCTCAGTGGTGAAAGCGTGCGCTTCGGCGTTGATATCAAACGGATGCTTTACAGCCTCAGCGATACGAATGTGTTTGAAGTTGCCATAGAGTAATTCTAGGTTGTTCATGTTAAGCTGCCTTATCGAATTGATAAAGGTCCTGTTGATCCATTAGATCGATTAGGACTTGATCGTAGGGATGACCGGGGATGCCTGTGGCATAGTGACAAAGCCACAGGGCGTGGGCGTAGTCCTGTGGGGACTGAGCGTCGATGCAGCGTTCGTACCAGGGTGTGGTTAGCAATCGAGCATGTGCGTCAAAACCATCCTGGATGGTGTTGTAGTCGGCAAAGTATTGAGGCATTGCTTGATAGACACCGTTGATGGTTTCGTGGGTCCAGCGGATGGTGGCTTGGCCAGCGGCGACCTGGTCATGGGTGGCTTTGATGCCGAAGTAGTTGTTGCGGCCGGATTGGTGCTGGCCCCAAGCTGATTCGATGGCCCATTGGGCGAGGATTATGGAGATAAATGGGCCTCGGGGGTAGAATTTGGAGTGGGAAGCGGTGGCGATGGGGATGATGGGGGTGAAGCGGTAGTCGGTCATAGAGTATCCTTTTCGGCAAGGTCGCCTTGTTCAAGTTCAAGGTCGCCGACTAACTGTACAGCCTCAGCGTAGCCTTCCCAGTTATCGACTCCGCATTCTCGAAGAGCCTCAAGCATACGTTCGGCTCGTATCAATCTATCGTAGGCTTTCTTGGCGATTGTGATTGTTTCTTCGGTCATTGTTCTTAACTCCTGGGTCATTGTATACTTAGAGTATACCCGATTGCCTCTGATTTGTCAAGGAGTTAGTCGTATTCGCTGTCGTCGGACCATAATTGGTAGATAGCGTCGATTGCAGCGTCGTAGGCTTTACGATCCTTGTCGAGCTTGTCATAGAGCCAGTTGGCCCGGTTACCTTTGACCTTGCGGCCGGCGATGTGAGTGATTTCGAATTCCTCGACCCAGCTGGAGGGGATGCCTACATCGGGATCGGGGCCTTGGATGGTGTAGGCCACGGTGACTGGAAGGCCACCGAGGATGCAGATGGTGCAGGTGGGCATGAGATTAGTCTTCCTTCCCGAGCCGCGCGCGGATGGCGGAGGGTTGTCGAGCATGATCAACCATGCGAAGCGCACCGTAGACGTGGATCATATTGATGATATCGATCTTGCCATCCCGTTCGAACTCACGCTTTAGATATTCGAGGGTATCGATAATTTCGGCGATGGTCTCGGGCTTAATCATCCCGGTAGGGCTTGCGGGCGAGTCGGGCTTTGGTAAGGGAGCGTGAGTCATGGGCGTAGTCCAGTTTGGCGAGGGCGGTGGTGACGTCGGGTGAGGCGGTGGAGTAGACTTCGCGAACGGCGGATTCGAGGGAGAGATGGCTTTCCCACATCAGGCGTTCGATTTCGCGGTGAACGGCGAGGGCGTTGCGGTAGAGGGCGGTCATGGTGTATTTTTCTTAGACATTGCCAATCGCTGGCGTTCGAGACGGTTCATCTCTGTTTCAACAGCACTACGCTCAGTAACCAACTCAGCGCGTCTAGCGGACAGTATTGTAATCTCATCATCGAGCTTTTCCATATTATTATCGATACGGTCAATTTGTTTCTTGAGTGTTTGCTCAGCTATTGACATGCGTTTCATGAGTGCAACTTTCCCTTTGCCATTTCAACAACAGTGTGTTGCATGCGTTTGAATAACTCGGCCATCCCAAGCCAGCCTTTGGCGAGGAGCTTATCCATGTGGTTGTCCTCGGTGGCGCAGAGATGGCCATACATAGCGCAGGCTTCTTGCAGGTAGATTAGATATTCAATGATCTGGGCCAGGAGTTCGGAACGGGTGACTTGGCCGGCGGAGGTGGAGTAGGGAAGGCGTTTGGACATTATAACCTCCTGGTAATAACTGGTAACTTTGATTCTTCCTTGATCCCTAGCAGATCCAGCAGGTCAACCGCAGGTCGATTGGCGAAGGGCTGTAGGGTCCAGGTATGGACTTCGTAGTCGTGGAGACAGAGATCGACTGCGGTGTAGATGGCGGTGGCTAGGTCTTTGGAGGAACTGAATCCGATGGCGTTTATGTAGCGCTTGGGGGACTCAGGGACTACCTCACGATCCGCAGGTAAAGGGCGAGTTGCGGTGACTTCCCAGCGATCGGGAGTTTGGCGAAGGGTCAGGGTACAGCCATCGGCGCTGGCTGAGTCGAGTGCGGATTCAATGGTCATGGGCGGGGGTCCTAGTACACTCGCTTCGCTCGCTATACGAGAATCTTCATCTGTCGCAATACAGCGCGTGCATTATCGCGTTGCGTGGGCGTGCCGGGTTGATTTGTAGGCTGTATATTGCCAATGTTGAATGGGGAAGCATGGTCAACACAGTCGAAGGAACGTTCTTTGACTAGTCCAAGGACTTGAGACAGCCCGGTTGTGGTTAGATGGTAGCGGATTACGATTGGGGCACCATCAGGGCCGTGAAATTCGGTGTAGAGATCGCGGCCGTCGGACCAGATTAGGATGGCGCGGGGCGGGGCGGCGGAGAGTGCCCTTGTATCAGTCTTCACCATGATCTTTAACCTTGTGGTTTGGGTACTCTTTGATTAACCAATAGTCTTTTAGGGCGCGGGAGTCAGTGAGCATGGTGGTGTTCCACGGATTAATAGAACATGATATGAATAGCAGCGCCGATGAATAGGTATATGATCCCGGCATACATGGTCATACCAAGTTGATCTAGGAATGTAAAGCGTTGCATGGGTCAAGCTCCTAGTGAAGTCTCAGACTCCCTCGGTCTAGCCGGAAGATCGCACCTTCCGGCTAGGGATTGGAGAGGTTAGAAGTCTAGCATATCTGGATCAATTTCTTTGCCGGTCATCCAATAAGGCTTCTCGCCGCCACCATTGGTCCATTGCGACCATGTGAGGTCGCTGGGCTTCTGCCAATGAGGACGATCGGCGTAGGGCCTGATTGATTCACCATCTTTGGCAGTATGGCCAGTCGCAATCGAAGAAGTAGTTTCCACAGTCGCATGGATAGGATCCGCTCCACTCTGATTCCTGGGCTCAACATTACTTGGGAGTGCTTCGGGATAGTGTCCATCGTCGCCAACGATTGAGTCTGCGGCGTAGGGCGATTGCGGCGTAGGGTTTAGTTGTGTATCGCTGATTCCCTGAGTTTTCCCATCGCTATCGACCATAATGGGTCGCTCGTGGTTCGCAGGCTCATAGGTGGAACCCGTGGCAATATCGGCAGGCTCAGTGACAGTGCTAGGCTGAGCCTGGGTAACACTCGCTTCGCTCATGGGTGCATTGTCACTGCTAACACTACCAACGTGAATACCCAGCAACCCACGGAGAGAATCAAGAGTCTCTTGGCTTTGCTTATCGCGAAAGGTAGCGGAGGCTAACTCAACCTCCGCATTGGCAAGAGTTGCTTTGAGCTTGGCGATGATTTTATCTTTGTCGATGATTTCTTCAAGAAGCTCAAGGGACTCTTTTCTAAGCGCTTCATGGTCACTACGGGCCTGGGCAAGTTCTGCCCTAGCTGCGGGCAACTCGTCGAGAGCTTGCTTGGCGGCGATAAAGGTATCGAAAATCGACATATCAGTGTTAGACATTGTTATGATCTCCATTTGTCAAGGGCTATAGCAACCCAACGGCTGGCTTGGTGGGTTTGTCCAGTCCAACAACCTGTGGTCGCAATCCCTGGGCCTTCGGAAGGGTGGGGCCGGAGCGATCCTGAGTATAACCTGTTGCTCATTGCTCGCTCCGGTTGCTGGTGATCTGAGGTATCCTAGAGTTGTTGTGCAGATCGGCCGAGAAGGCTTCTTCGTGCTAGTCTCTATTGCTACACTCAGCAGAGGTTCAGTCGCACCTCAAATGTGCTTGACGGTAGTAGTCCAGTCCAGTCCACCTACGGGCTGGATTAGTGAGCGACATGCGCAGCAGCGGGCTTCGCACGGGGCTTGACCAATCCGGCTTGCTTGGCGGATAGGGGCTTGTCCTTTTTCTTGGCGTCGGCCGCTTCCTTGGCCTTGGCGACAAGCTTCGGGGACTCGTGGATACCAAGCGCAGCAAGATCCACCGTGGACTTGATATTACCGCGATTGGCGAGATTGGCCCGGGCTTGATCCAGGATCGTAGCGTCGGACGCAATCATAGCGTCGGCGGCCTTGGTGATATCTGCGGCCGCCACATGGGAAGGCTTGATGTTAGCCTTCCGCAGTTCGTTTTTGACAAGCTCACGCGCAATCCGGCGGGCTTCAGTCTGGACTTCACGGGGAACGTCAGACTTGGACTTGCTGGACTTGGCCTTGAGTTCGCCCGCCATGAGCTTTGCAGCGTTCTCACTGGCGATCTTCATGGCTAAGTCGTGGGCTTTGGCCAACTCGGTGCCTTCGAGTTTGGTCACGGCGCCGACCTTGGACATTCTAGTGTTCAGGATGGCTTTGAGACCTTCAAGGACGACCAGAGCATACATGTCTTGGGGAATGGCGTCAGTATCGACGTCGAGACTGGCATCTTTGCCGGCTTTGAGGATAGGAACTTTGAGAATTGCCATTAGGTACCTCTATTGGTGTTTGGCGCGGGCTATCAGTCTGAGCGTCACAGGGGGCACAGGCCCCCTAGCTGCATGGTGATCTATGCCGCTCCGGTCGAGCAAGGGATTGCTCGTACTAGCACACGCATGGAAATGTGCTAGGGCTTGCAATCTTATAGGCGCGGTTCGCTGCGTTGTTCTAGGCCAGGCTTGTAATTCCTCCCAGCCATATCGCCAAGGCAACGATCTAGGGCTGTGTTACGATCTAGGCGGCCACGGTCTAGCTCGCGCTGGTAATGGCGAATGATATTGGCGGAGCGCGGGGTGATTAGTGGAATAGCAAGGTTGGGTTCGAGTTCAAGGGCATTAGCGACGAGATTGAACAGGGATGGTTCTGACATGACCTAAGTCCTAAGGGCTTGACGGATGGTGGCGGAGAGATTGAGATACGAAGCATAAGAAGCAGCAGAAACAGCAGAAGCAGAAGCAGAAGCAGAAGCATCAGAAACAGCAGCAGCAGAAACAGCATAAGAAGCATCAGAAACAGCAGCATAAGCAGCAGCAGCATTAGAAACAGCATAAGCAGCATAAGCAGCAGCAGAAGCAGCAGAAGCAGCAGAAGCAGCATAAGAAGCAGAAGCATCAGAAACAGCAGCAGCAGAAACAGCATAAGCAGCAGAAGCAGAAGCGGAAGCGGAAGCAATATTTCTATCTTTGCCATTCAGCCAATTTTTAGCCCAAGCTATATACTTTGGTTCTTTATATACTTTAAGCGAACAATGAATCGCAATCTTAATCCTTTGTTCAAGTGAAATAATTGGCAATGGTATTTGTTTAACCGTGGTTAAAGATTTCACTCCGCACTTGATTTGGTGATCTGTGGCAATAACCTCACCCTCGGCAATCCACGCAATGGGGTCATTAAATCTTGCGTGGTGTGGATTCATCAATACTGCAATGTACAACGATGTATAAGCATGAATGACTCCATCAGTGCAAAGAGTATTACCCTGACCCTTCGCTTCATGTGTGACATTCTCCCCCCAAAGAGTTTCATTAATTTTCCCCCGCCTTGTGTAACCATTTTGATCTGTGAGTTTATACAAGCGCATGACCTAAGTCCTTCTGCTATGTACCTCGATTATGTCCTATTATGCGCCCGTCCGGTCCGAATTGCAAGAATTATTTTCGGGAATTTTGCACGGGACCGATCGGACGATGGGCTAGCGAGATATTTCATCGCTCCACGCCGCTAGAGCTGCTTCTAGCTCTAGGTGGTTATCATCGATGGTAGGGTTTAGCATTCGCTGACCTGCTCTAAACCCACAATCCCAAGCGTGCCAAGCTACAGTTTGATAAACATAAGGATTCCCCCAAGCCTCACCACTGTCGGTAGCTTCTCGATAGCCTGAGGAGTATTCTTTCATGTAACGATTGGTCATTGTGTTCTCTCTTCGTTGCAGGCCCAACTCGCTTCGCTCGCTGGATCATTGAGCATTAATCATCCCCTTCCCCGAATGTCTCTGCCCATTCGCTAGGGGTAATTCCGGTAATCAAGAACTCCCGTTCATCATCGGTAAGATGTGGCATTGCATTCTGGATTAACCGGCCTTCATGCCAATTTGCTAGGTGTTCATGGGTTATAGCTATAGTCGCTCTATGCCATTTGTGGCTAAATGGTGATCGCCGCATGACCTGACAACTATCCGCGCTAACCCATTCGTATTCAGGGCAGTTGCCAGCATCAGTGAGTTGGACAATGTTCATAGTTCTCTCCATTCGTTGCAGGCTAGACTTGGTCGGGGGCATTGGTATGTTCATGGGTACAACTCGCTTCGCTCGCACGTTGGGATTGCCTTGACGTCGCACGCACCAAGCGATCCGCAGGCGACCGATGAATATCCAGTGTAGCCCGCCGATTTTACGGTAGGTAAGCATGGGTTAGCTCCTTATAAGTTTGATTACAATCCCAAGCTTTACTAGTTCGTACCCAGTAGTACGGCAAATATTAGCAAGTACAATTGCCAATTCGCAATCGTTATTCACATCAATCACAGTACTCAACGCTCCACACATAGCTGTGAAGTAAGCCACTACACCTTCCGGTCCACTATCCTCATACAACATTCGCAAGGTCTGTTCATGATCCTTGCTAATCCTATTTAACCTATCAAACATCTCAGCTTGCGTTTCCATAGTCATCCTCCATCCTCCAACCTATTATCC